ACTAGCTCCACCCGCTGCTCCACCTCCTCCTCCAACTGCTGCTTGAATGTGAATAGCATTTGCATTACTTGGTACAGAAAAAGTTCCTGATCCTGATGATAAAGTAGCAAATGATGTAGCTTCGAAAGCGGTAAAAACTAATTTATATGTTCCACTTACATTTGCATAAGCTTCATTTACTTCTTGATAAGTACCACTTACATTTGCAAATATTTGATTTGTTTGTTGAAAGGCACTGGAGTTTCTTACATAAGTCTCAGCCATCTAAACTCCTATGAATATACGAACCAAAGATCTCCGTCAGATCCTCCTGCTGGAGTAACGTTAGTTGTTATGGTAAATTTTCTTGCTAATTTATCTGAGTCTACAGCGTTGTTTACTATTTTGGCAGTCGTAATTTGATTATCAGAAATTTTTACTGTTGTAATTTGATTATCAGAAATTTTAGCTGTCACAATTTGGTTGTCAGAAATTTTTGCGGTCGTTATTGCATTATCAGCAATTGATGCTGTGGCTATCTCGCCACCTAAACTAGATAGATCAACTCTATTAATATTAGTACCATCTGAATATGCTAAATGTTTTTTACCTTCAGTCATTGCAAAGCCAGTACCACTTGCAGTTTTAAAAGTTATTGTGCTTGTGTTATGTGTAGTTCCATCATCAAGTATATACATTTTTTCAATTGAGTTTGGTACAGTTACACTTGTGTCACCTGTCAAGGATCCACCGAAAGCTAGAACCATATTTCTTGCTTGAGATATAGATCCATCATCCATTGTTAAACCAATAGATGTAGTTGTTACACTTATTGATTCATACCCAGCAATTGCTTGTTGTACTAAATTTAAATTTGTATTTGTCTTAGTTCCCCATGTACCAGCGTTTTCACCGGTAGCCATAAGTTCAAGTTTTAAATCTGTTGAAAATGTAGATGCCATATTTGTATTATAATCCTATTATGCTGCAATATCAACTTCAACCCAAACATTGCTTACTCCTGGATCAACGTTAGACCATGCTATTGTTCCTGTATTTCCAACACTTATAGACATTTGTTGGCCTGTTATATCAACAGGAGTATTTAGATCTACAGTTACTGAAGCAACAGCTGTAGTCATTGTAGTTAAACCTGTAATAGAAGCAGTAACATCAATTGATACATCAACAGCTTGATCAGATATTGTTAATAAATTAGTTGTTGCACTTACATTAGCTGTTCCTGTAATTGGACCTAAAGTTCCAGTGTCGGAATTTAATTCATTACCAGATACTAAAACTGTAAATACACCGTCTACTTGTCCTACAGCAGTTGTTGCGTTTACACCAGATAAAACTGCTGTACCATTTGCAGTAACAGTTGTTGTACCTACAGAAGTTTCTAATTCTTTTTCTGATCCTGCAACAATAGTTGTAGTAGCATCTGCTTGTATTGAGTACGGACCAATTACTGTTGTTAATTGTTCTCCTGTAACAATTACATCTGGATCAACTTGTATATCTCCTAATTGTGTATTTAAAAGATTTGTTGTTAATTGTATTGTTGGATTACGAATTGCAGTAATAGATACTGATCCTACTGCAGTAGTCAGTTGTATTCCAGTTACATCAACATTAGCATTAGTTCCGCCAAGTGAAGCAAGAGGTGATTGTGCAATTGCCGTTATTCCTAACATATCTCTCCAATAAGCGTGAGGGGTTGGTGATTGAGGTGGTAAACCCCCCACACATCGAGATTATATCATCTCTTAAACCAAGAAGGAAGTCCTAGATGAGGTCGCTTATCAAACATATTATCTTTCGCCCCTGGCGTTTTACGATTGTTATAATGCAGAAAAACTTGTACGCATTCTTTGCCTTTGAATTTTTCTCTCCAATGTTCTAGTTCACAGCCAGAATAAACTAACATATCTCCTGGTTTTAAATCTACTTTAATACCTTTTGTATTATCGGATACATATCCAACACCTGGTTTTATACCACCTTTTTTAGGATCTGGTTCTAGATATATAGGCCAATCATCACCAGCAAGATTCATAGTCGTAGATATCTCACAACTAAATCTATCTTTGTGTCTTTTAAGTTCATCACCTTTTTTATAAATTCTTGCATAAGTATATGCAGGATATAATTTTAATCCTGTCACCTTCTCCATTTCCGGTTGGCATTTTAACATTAAAGTTTCCATAGCTATATTAGAATACTGACTGTAAGTTTCTGGTATCTGTTCATCTCTACCTTCATAGTGACCTATAATATTTTCAAAGGGTGATATATATCTTTGTGCTCTACAAGTATCATAAACTTGTTTTTGCATTAAAAAATAGTTTGCAACAAAAGCTGCTAGATCTTTTGATATTGCTTGACGAATAACTGTATATTTATTTTTTTTAAAGCTCATAAAAATCAAAAGATATTATTCTTTTTTTAAAATTAATTTTATTTGGTTCTGTAAAATGCCATAGATATTGTGGAACAATCATTATATCACCCTCACTTACATCTGGTTTATATAACACTGTTTTATCTTTTTCATTGTTCCAGGGTTGGATATATGTTGTTTTTGGTGAATCTGGTTTCATATCTAAATACAATATTCCACAATAGCCTTGTGAACTATGATTGTGAGGAACATGGTAATGTCCTTTATGATATACAACTGACCAAGTTCTTTGTAATTTTATTCTAGAGTTATGTTTTGTAGCAATTAAATTAAACTCATCTTTAAATATTTTTAAAAATTCTGTGTTAATATTACATTTGTCTCTATTACTATAAAAATTACTTTGTGGCATCTCAGGAAATTTAGCTAAAACTTTTTCTAATTTTTTCTTTTTTTTTTTAAAATCTACACATTTAATTTTAAAAAAATCTATTTTAAATTTAGGTTCTATCTCGTAATTTATATTAAACATCTTTTGCCATCTCTTTTGGCACTGCTTGTATATTCCAATGTATAAATCTAAATGGTTCTATTCCAAAGTCTACAGCGTATTCATGTTCTAAATATCCAGGAAATATAATTAATGTTCCTGGTTTTGGTTTAAGATGAAATTGTTCGTGACCTGCCCATACACCTTTTAAGTCTGGTTTCATTTTTAACTTTGTGCATCTTGCACCAGTCTTCGGTTCGTGAAAAATAGGATAAGAAGTTTTATCGCTGCACTTTAAAAAGTAAAAACCAGATACGTGTTGGTTCCAATGTATATGTGCTGAATGATGACCACCACCTTTTTTAGCAAACTCCTGTACCCACATCTCACTAAATAGTGTTGTGTATTGTTGCATATCATAACCTTGATGATCTAAATATTCCCAAGATTTTTGACCAATGTAATTTCTAAAATCTAAAAAATCATTGTCAGCTGTAAGTGGTGTTGAGTGATATGATCTGCCAAAGTCACCGTGTTTTTTTATAAATTCTTTTTCTCTTTTACGAGCATCAGTAATATATTTGTTACTTGCTTTGTTTAATGATTTTACAAACTCTGGTTTTTCTTCACTCCATATTACAGTTGGAAAATAACTATTAATAAACATTATCTAAAAGGCCTCCCTAAATGCCATACCACAAGACTATATCTTGTGCCTGATGTTACTGGTTTAACTCTATGCCACACAAAACTAGGAAATACAATAATAGATCCTTTTGGTAATATCTCTTTACATTGTACTCTATGTTTTGATTGGATGTAATTCTTTATATATCCAAGTATCATTTAACCAAACTAGATCAGAGTTTCTTTTTCTTTTTAAATCTTTTATTTCTTCTTTTTTTAATTTTCTGTCACCATAGCCACCCGTTCTAGCCATAACTTCTTCTTGTTGATTAGCATAAGTGATTACATCATCACAAAATTTAGGTGTCAATACTCCAGTAAAATACCAATAGTAATTAGATATATTCATACGTTATAGTCTGTACGAAATTTAAACTATCCTTTTGATTATTCGTTAAGTAATACATATTTGTTGATGGAAACATAATAAACATATTGTCTTTAAGTGGTATATCCCAAGATCTACCTTTACGTCTGTTATCTTCATAATGTATTCTGACCATACAGTCTTTGACTTTTACACCATACAATAATGTAAAGTCTGGTGAGTTTCGTAAATCTACTGGATCTATATTTAATAAAGGTATTGTAGTCTCGCCGGGTTTATAGATGTTACCCCACGTTTCTTTATTAATTAGATTGATACCATATTCAAGACCAACGTGATCTCGCATATAAGTATTCAACATATCCCAAGTTCTTGAAAATGGAAAATCTTTGTTTTGAATTTGTGATTGTAAAATGTCGCCTGATAACTTATCTCGGTCAATGTCCCAATCTTTAGGCATTGCTACATTGCCAAAATATAATGCTTGTTCAGATAAAATCTTCTTTTGCATACCACCTCAATTATTAGTTTATGCTAATTGATCTGTCAAATCCCAAGTTGTATTTGCTTCATTCCAAACGTATCCCCAAGAATGTGTTTCAGCTTCATTTTGTGAAGTTTGTTCTTCTGTTAAATCAGGAGCATCACCGATTGGTGATTGCCATCTAGCATCTGTTGTATTTTTTACCCAAGATGCATATGGTTTTTTAGGCCAAAAGATATTATTATCTTCGTCCCAAGTATAACCTATACCTGCATAGTTTCCTCTAAATGCTTTTGAGTTATCACCTGAATTATGTTTATTACCCTGTGTATTGTAAGATGTTTGAATCCACATTTGTGCAGGCCAATTATTATGTGTCTCTAAATATTGTTGTCCTACTGTTTCATCTTCAACGCCATCAGCGTTTA